GTTTGAATTTCTTCCCAATTTCTTAGATATTCATCAACAATTATTGTTATTGAAAATTCATCAAATGTCACATTATCGCCAGCTACAAAATGTTGTTTATGAGGTGTGGGGATAGGTATTTCTGATATTGAAACGCCGGGTAAATTAGCTGTTTGACAGTAAAATTGAGTTTCTGGCATAGCAGAGCAAAGAAATCTAAAGCCAGTAGGTGAAAGGTAATTTATATTATCTGTACCGCGTACTCCGGTAGATGCTTGTGCCATTGATACCTCGTGAGCATAAAAAAAGGGTAAAGAATCTAAGACCCCTTACCCTTATTTATATCACTTAATTTAATACAAGATTACATCAAGTTTGTAACAAGACATCGTCTGTAATAAACATTAGTATTATAAGTGAGTGATCCATCACTAGAAGCAGCAGTTCCAGTAGAGAAAGGATTAGACACCATTCCATAACGTGTCTTAAATCCAATCTTTGGCTGAAAGTTGTTCTCACCAACCGCACGTACCATTTGTAGTGGAACGTATGGGCAGTAGAAAAGTCCTGCATCATATGCGCTAGAACCTTTGTATCCTAGTACAAACCAATTTGTATCTTGGATTGTTGCATATGGATCAACATATACTTTATAACGACCGTTAAGAGTACCAGCAAAAGTTGATTGTGTATCATCAACATTCAAGGCATCGTTACCGGAAAGAGCAGGTGTGTAATCAAGTACACCAGCCATTTGCAATGCGGAAGCAACATCCGAAGAAGTCATAAGGATATTACCTTTTCCTCTACGTGTGTCGTGCCCGATAGCATTAGCTTCGCGCTCAATCTGGAACATCAGTCCCTTGAATTTTTCAACCATCCAACGACCATTTGAATCAACATCCATATCGAATGTACCGGCTGTGGCTACGTTGTTTTGGGCACCAGTTTTGGCGTTACCATAAATTGTTCGGATAACTTCGCGGTTAATCTCTGCTAAAATTTCTGAACTCAAAATATTTGAAAGTTCAGTTTCAGCATCAAGACCATGAATTGCTTTCAGGTCTTGGGCGAGTTCCATTGTGTACTCACCTTTGAGTGCGCGTGTTTTCGCTGTAACAGTTACCTTGTCGATTGAGAAGGCCATTTCAGCAAAAGCATTTGCAGCCGAATCGCCAAGTGCTTCACCAAGTGCCGTAGTCATTCCACGACCAGGTAGATATGCAGTTGAACTTGAAGCGGCAGCCGCTGGGTTACCATTAGCGGTATGTGCGGATGTAGCTGCAGCGTCACCACCAGAAATACCAGAATCAGCTTCACTGAAAAGTGCTTCTGAACCAGTTTGACTTGCATAACGGGACTTCATGGCGAAAATTAAGCCAGTCGGACCTGTCATAGGTTGAACACCGCAAACATCGTATGCGATTAAGAGAGGCATACTTCTGCGAACCAAGGAAATAAGTACAGGGTCATAACCCTTAATATTTCCAGCTGTAGTACCCATTCCGGCACCAACTGCGTTCCCAGGAGCGTCCTCAAATAAAATAGTAGATCCGCCTTCTTCCATAATTGATTTTTCCTCATTCTCTAACAAAACAGCTGTTACTGCTTTCCTATAAGAATCTTTAATAGGAGGAAGATCAGGATGGTCGAGTACGGGACCCCATTTTTCTTGTAAGGTTTCAGACAAATACATTGTTATTCTCCTGTATGTATTTTAGTAAATTTAAATTTAAAAAAAATATTATCTAACATGTCTCGAAATAGCTGACATATAGTGTTCCATACCAGCAGGTACGGCTTCTTTTTCGCTTTCTTCGTCATTATTTGATGATTCCATATCTTCGACCAGAGCAACCTTCTTATCTTCTGAAGGAAAGTAATTTTCTTTAAGAACTTCGACTTTTTGTTCGTAGTCCTCTGCATCGTCAGCTTCAACATTTTCAGCTAATTCCGCCACTTTTTCTTTCTGGGTCTCAGTTAAGTCTTTCGTCAATGACGATAAAACTTTTTCTTTTTTAACTTTTGTAAGTTCTGACTGAATGTCAACATTTTTACTAACTTGTTCATTCAGTTCTGATTCTAAGGATTCAACCTTATCGAATAGATCATCGACTACATCAACCTTCTCATCTGGAATTGTGATGTAGTGTTCTGTGAATAGATCTTTTAGTCCAACTAGGAACCCTTCGGTTAATTCTGAGCGAATTCCTTTTTCGATGGCTAATTGATTATCTTTTACCCATTCTTCGGAAACATAGTTGAGATAATTATCAACTTTTTCTACAATTTCTTGTATATAGGCGTCAAGTTCTTCAGATAATCGTTCTTGCATTTGCTCTTCGAGTTCTTGTTCTTTCCCGATCACAACTTGATTAACTTTAGCTTGAACAGCTGCTTCGAAAATGGTACTTGCTTTTTCTTTAAAAGCATCAGAAAGATCTTCACCTTCGGTTAACGCATCAATATCATCTTGAACGTCAAGTGGTTTAGTATCTTCTTCGTCTGTACCTTCTTGAATTGTTAGAGAACTAAGAATAGACTCATAATGCGCTGCAATCTGATCTTTTTTCAGCTTGCCTAGTCTTTCATAGACAGCTGCCATCATACCAGATTTGGTTTTTGGCATTTCATCTTCTTCTTTTACTTTAGCCATTGGTTCGCCTTTGGCATCCATCTTAGCTTTTCCTTTAATGGGATTACCCATAGCTGTTCCAGAACCTTTAACTTCAGCAGGTGGTGACACATCTTGTGCTTTTTCACCTTTAGGTCCTTCGCCGTCTTTTCCACCTTTACCAGGTCCGGGTTGATTTTTACTGTCCTCTTGAACCTTACGTGCTTCCTGAACAAGACCTATCTCTTCCAACAATTCATCAGTCTCAGTGGCCGATAGCCCTTCTTCTTCGCATTTTGATTTAATCTGTTCAACGAGCTCTTCCCTTGCCTCGCCGTCTAATTCTAATGCTTGTTGAGCTAATGTTTCTAGTTCGTTCACACTATTGGCAAGAGTCTGCTGCTGTTCGGCAGTTTCTTGTTCAGACATTTGCATTCTCC